CTCTTCCCGAGATGGAAATTACCGCAGATGATATCTACGGACTCATTGGTCCGGAAGGTTCTAAGCAACGAGCTAACCTCGAGCAAATTATCGGTGTCGAGCGTACACAGACTTGGCAGCGTATTGCCGATGTTGTGACGCAGGTTACTGCAACAGGAGAAAGAGCAGGTGTAGATGCGAGTATTGCGTCGATGTCCTTAGACTCTATCTTGTCCCGTATCTACAACATCAACCGCGGCGTTGTGTCCGTTCAGTGGGTAGCAACAGAATCTATCATCCGTGCGGCACGTCAGAAAAGCGGTGTGTTGCTCAAGGCAATGTTGAGCGACAAAGAGTTTGCGGGAATGGTGTAGGAAGTTATTGAGACAGGTAAAGTACCTAAACATGCCGTCGAGATTAATGCGTGGCGTGCTCTAGTTACCGAACTCGCATACCAAACGGGGGTTAACGAAGCAGCCCTGATAAGTGAGGGAGTAAATTCTTACTACGACATCTTCAACGTCGAACCTAACCGAGCACAAGAAATTCTCGGCTTGGAGAAGGACGCTAGTCAGCGCGACATCATCCGTGCTGCCCAGTTCCAAGCAGCGGAAAGAGAGCGTGAAAAAGAACGCAGAAGAAAAGAAAAAGAAGCGATAAGAAATCGCCCAACTATCATGGAGAGAGAAACCTATACTTACGGTTACGATCCTAAACAAATCTATAAATCAAACTAAGGAGACAGATATGTCAAACGAAGGTAGATACCCAGAAAACCGTAAGGCTGATAGCAGCTTGATGGACACCGTCATCGAAGTCATCGACGCAATTAAAGGTGGTATGGCAGGTGCAGCACGTAACAGTGCAAACCCTAACAAAGAAGCTACCCGTGCTCAACAACGTACGAAGCAGCGTGAAGGTAAAGCTTACGGCGGTCGCACCAAGATGATGTGTGGCGGTAAAGGGAAGAAGAAGTGAAGAATAAGCCGTACACCGATAAACCGAGAAAGCCTACCGGTCTTATGACCCGTAGTCACGCAGCGGCTAAGAAGCGTAAAGCGAAGAATAAACCGGCTGAAGCACCTTCTAACCAGAAGATGTACCCATTGGGCAGCAACCCTGTACCAGAAGGTCCCGAGTCAGCGATGTTTCAAACAATTAGAACAGGTAAAAAGAAATAATGGCTATTACAAACTATTGGGAAGGTCACACAGTTGATTCTGCGAAGAAAGAACGCGAGCGTTTGAAGAAGAAGTACGCACGCGGTAGTGAGCCACGTAAGGCAGAAAACCTAGATGATATGCATTCAGGGATGAGAACGATGGATATTGATCGCGCCATAGATAAGGCAAAAAAGATGAGGGATGCAGCCCCTTAATCTGACTAAGCTGCGGTAAGACAGCTATTGGGGACCTCCGGGTCCCCTTTTTTATGAGCGTTCTTGCTTGATCCAGTCAGATAGATGCCGGAAGTTTCTACGTAGGATATCCCCGACACGGTGACCGTAAGTTATATCACCTAATTTAGCAAGAGTCTTTTCGAGTTCGTCTGGTTTGACTGCATCCAAATCATACTCGAGGTTACCATCACGGTTGAGTTCGATGGTGAAGGTTAAGAGGCGTGCGCGTTTAACGGACATAGGTCCTTTATCTCCAAGTTATAGCAGTCTGCTTTAAAAGTAAATCCGTTACTCTCATCCACTTCACCTTTCTTGTGGCGGACAGCTTTCACGAAATAGTCTGTCTTATCGATAGAGCCGAGTATCCACGCTTTCGATAGGTTAGGTAGCATACGTACGAACACGTACTCATCACAGTTTTGTTGTACACCGTGTGCAGCGACAGAGCATTCGTAGAAACCGCGTGGGGGAAACTTACAGTGCTTCGTCTTCACATCGATGGTACGTCCGTCAAAATCAACGAGGTCATAATCCTTCGTGTTAACTTGCTCGTAACCGGCTAAGTCACGCACGATGATTTCCCCGAGTGCGCCGATAACTTTACCAGTACCCCCAGTGATGCTCCCCTGAAGGGTGCCGGAGTTTACCGCAGATAGACGTGCTTCCCGTTGCTGCGATTCCGTAGGGGTAATCTCGATGATATTAGCATCCATCGTTGGTCTCCTCGATGATCAAACCTTCGTCGTACACTACATTTAAATCATCGACTTTCCTATCCGCCCACTCATTCCAGTCAGCAGGTAAATCCATCTGGGAATAATGGTCGAGGAATAAAAGTTTAGAGAACACCTCTTCCATCTTACGGCTGCGTGCTTCCATGAGTTCAACTAAGCCGTAGATTGCGTTGGCAAGTTTATCTACGTTAAAGGTAGTTCTACCGTCGTAGATATTATCCATGATGAGTTTTAAATCTTCCTGACTCTGCGCGACTTGAATCATCGCGTCTTCCATATCGAAACGGTCAACGCCCCACTCATTCTTTTCGTTTAAATTTAGTTCACTCATAATTCGTCCTCACTGTGGCGTATCCTATGGCAGTTAGCACATAGTAACACGCACTTATCTAGTTCCGGCAGTATGTATTCCCATTTACGACTGCGAAACATCTGGGTTAATTTGCCTTCCTTTTCTTCGGGGTTAAGGTGATGGAAGTCATACGCTCTTCTATGAAATACGCCTCCGCAGTCTTCACATTTACCCCCTTTGTACTCTATAGCTTTTTGCTTAAGCCCTCGTGTTTTTTCTACGCGTTCGGATTGCATACAATCTCTACACCGTCTTTCTCTATCGTTGTAGCGATACTCAGTTATGTTTTCTCCGGGAACGAGTACTACGTCACATCTACTGCATTTCTTCGTCTCGTGATTCATTCCACCCCCAATCACCTTCCATACCATCTGAGTTATAGTCAGTTACTGTTCCCTCGAAGAAGTTCTTGTGGCTCGCTCCATTCAGGACCCACTCCAACCAATCCAACGGATTCTCTTTGACTTTCCAGTTACCTTTCAAGCCGAGCTGAATCAAACGGCGATCAGCGAGATATCGAATGTACTGCTTAACATCGTGGGCAGTCAAGCCCTCAACTTCACCCATCTCAAATGCGTTATCGATAACCTTATCTTCGAGAGCGACACCCATGCGGAACATGTCGTAGATTTGTTTCTTAAATTCGTCCGTAACAATTTTAGGATGCTCGTCACAAAACTCACGGAACAACTTCACCATACCTTCAGTGTGCATCGTTTCATCACGGATAGACCACTCGACGATCTCGCACATGCCTTTCATCTTTCCGTAGCGTTGGTAGTTAAGCAACATAATGAAAGCGGAGAACAAGGACATACCTTCGTTCATTACCGAACGGGCGATAGCCAAGCCTGTACCGGCGTGTGAGTGCATATCGATATCACCCATGAAGTCAACCTTGTCCTTCATCACCTTGTACTCGAGGAACGCAGAGAACTCATCCTCTGGGAATCCTAGCGTGTCGTTGAGTAGTGCGTAGGAGCGTTGGTGAACAAACTCACGGTTCGCAAAGCTAGATAGCATTGCACGGATTTCGTTGTTCTTGAACTTCGGGATGTAGTACTCGAGGTAGTTACGACCTACCGCTACATCGGACTGGGTGAATAATTTAAGTATCTGAGTGATGTGGTGCTTCTCTTGTGCGGACAGTTTCCCGCCCTGCCACTGGGCAACATCCTCTTGTAACTTCGCTTCCCATTCACCCCAGTGAATTTTCTCGTGGTCAATCGCAGCTTCTACTGCCCACGCATACTGGAATGGTTTGTACGTTTTTGATTCTTCTAGTAGTGGCATTATTCTTTCTCTATTACGGTTTTTATTTTAGCTACACACACTGCTTGGTAGTTTATGATAGGTCTGCCCATTTTTTCGATAATCTGGTCTCGCTCTTCGAAGCACTGATCCATTCTCTCGAACGTACCTACATCGCTAACAATGATGTCGTTACCGGCTATACCAACAAATATCAAGACCCATTTCATAATATCACCCGTGACAGCTCACACATTCTTCGGCGTCTTTGAGAGCAACACGCTCGACAGACAAGCCGACTTTATCTGCTTGGAAACCTGCATCGGTACGCAAGTAGTACAAGCTCTTTAGTTTGCTCTTCCACGCACGTAGGTGTACCGAGTTCACGTATGAACGCGGCGATCCCGCAGGGAAGAACAGGTTAACAGACTGGGCTTGACACACGTACTTCTGGCGATCACCGGCGTGTTCTACGACCCATCCTTGATCAATTTCGTACGCAGTCTTGAAAACATACTTTTCTTCTTCGGTAAGGAAATCGAGATGCGACACCGACCCCTGTTCAGAAACAATCGATTTCCACACGGACTTATTGTTCCTTCCCTTCTTTTTAAGAAGAGCTTCGAGGTACGGGTTTGTAACGAGGTGCGCCCCCGCACGAGTGCGATGGGTATAAGCATTAGACTTATTAGGCTCAATAGAAGGGGAACAACCACAAATAATACTACTGTTAGCATTAGGAGCGATGGCAATAAGATGAGCGTTGCGCCGACCTGTTCCAACCATGTCGGGAGCTTCTCCCAGTTCTTTACCCAAGTCGAGCGTAGCTTGTGAAGCTTCTGAGTGAATATGTGAGAATAGTTTTTCATTCGCGAACTTAGCACTTAAACCTTCCCATGCTATATTGTTGCGTTGTAGGTAGCCATGAAATCCCATCGCGCCAAGTCCGATGGAACGCTCGCGTTCTGCGGAGTAGCGTGCTTTTGAAATTTCGTCTGGTGCGTGAGTAATAAAGTGACTAAGGACATTGTCCAAGAATCTGACAAGGTCTCTAACCATTGGGGTGTTGGACCAGTCGTCAAAGAGTTCGAGGTTGACGCTTGAGAGACAACATACTGCTGTGCGTTCTTCATTTGTCGGGAGAGTGATTTCAGAGCAGAGGTTGCTTCCCATAACTCGCAAACCAAGTGCCTTCTGTGCCTCTGGGAGTTGTCGATTGGACTCGTCGATAAAGTGTAGGTAAGGTGACCCAGTTCTAAACCGAGCCTCAAGTATGCGTTGCCAAAGTTTTCTAGCATCGAGAGTATCTCGGACGGTTCCATCGTTCGGATCGATGAGCTGCCAGTCTGCTCCATTTTCTACAGCCTCCATGAAAGCATCTGTTATGTTTACGGCATTAAATAAGTTAAAACATTTGCGGTTGATATCACCACCGGTAGGTACCTTGAAGTTCATAAACTCCACGATATCAGGGTGTGAGATATCGAGGTACGCCGCATAGCTACCCTTACGGGTTTTGCCTTGCTTCCATGCTTGCATGCCAGAATCGATAACCTTCATGAATGGGATCGGACCCGGGGCTTTATCTGAGATGCCCCGTACGTCCGACCAATGACCACCTACACCACCACCCTTTACAGATAGCCAAGCCACTTCAGCGTTGTGAGCAATAAGAGACTCG